CATATTAATGGAGATAACACAGATCATCGTTTAGAAAATTTACAGTTGCTTTGTCTAAATTGTTATTATCAACAGGTAGGAAATCCATTCAAGCAAAAATCTCCTAGATTTTGGAATTACAATGACTTAGATTAAGTAAAGATTAATAAAAAAGTTAGTTACTTAATATTTATTTAAAATAAGGAGGTAACTTTGAAAGTTTTATTAGCAGTTACCACAATCTTTTTACTTGTAACAAGTTGCTCAACTACAAGATCTGTTAAGTTTTCTGGAAGTAATTTTGACGGGTCAAATGTTACAGTATATCGCGATGCTGAATCAGGCGCAATGCTAAAACAAGTAATAGACGATGATTCTAAAAAGATTGTAGTAGTATACAAAAATCGTTAAGATGAGAGAGGCTTCGGCCTCTTTCTTTTTGTTCAATATTTATATGTGTATGATATCTTTAAAACGTTTAATAATTGAAGGTCGTTACGATTCAATAGTAACAGCATTGAGCAGAGAAATGTTGAATGCAATCAAATCTAGTTTTGAATCAACTAAAACAAAAAACGGCAAATTTGCGGGAACTAAAATATATTTCCGTAAAGGAGAGCAAGTACCTACAATAGATGGTGATGATTTCAGTCATATCTATTTTCATGAAGTTGAAAATGAACAAATACCATTAGAGTTCAAGATAGCACTACGGGTACAATGGATTGAAGGACTTGATGATTACAGAAAAGGTGGCGATGCATACAATGATCAGACTGATGATCCTGCTGATGCAACTACTGATCCATATATAGAAATACGGTTTGAATTAGACCCAGCAGATGCTCCAAACATATACAGCAAAGTTGCAATGGATCTAAGAGATACAATCCGACATGAAATAGAACATATTACACAAACTGGATGGAATTTGTTGCCAGGAAAGTATCTTCCAAATGATCAGGAACGAAGAAAACAAATTGAAACCGGCGAATTACCTGCTCGAGAATATTTCCTACTTCCAATGGAAATACCAGCTATGATACAAGGAATGTATCTGCAAGCAAAAAAATCAAGACAACCATTTTCTAAAATTGTTAATGACTATTTAGATCGTTTCATTGCAATGAAAGACGAAAATGGTAATTCATATATCACTCCAGACGACAAAGAACAGATTCTTGCAACATGGAGAAAACACGTACCTAAATTGGGATTAAAGGTAACATTATGATCAAATTGAAAAGTTTATTAGAGTCAAAAGCGTTGATGTCAGAAGCAATGCAATATCATTATGATAATAAAATTAGTATTACTGAAAACATATTTCGTGTGCAAAGTGAAGCAAGTTTCAATTTAATTGTTGAAGCACGTGAAATGTTTGATGCTGGCCATGCATGGTTTGAAGGACGTGATAAAGAACTTTTTGAAACTACTGATATAGGTAGATTTGCTACATTTGAAGGCAAACGCATTCCGTTAGATCAACCAATGGAAATTCCACTCGATGAAGCAGAATACCAAGGCAAAAAAGTAAGTCTAGGAAAGCCAACCAAAGGTGGTCGTAAAAAGTATCAAGTATATGTTCGCAATAACAAAGGCAATGTAATTAAGATTTCATATGGTGATTCTGGAATGAAGGCAAATTGGAATGACCCTGGAGCTAGAAAGTCATTTGCAGCTCGTCATAGATGTCATATGAAAAAGGACAGAACTAAAGCTGGTTATTGGGCTTGTCGAGCACATAAAGATTTTGGACGTAACGTTTCAGGCAGATTCTGGTAATATGGCAGAAGAACGAGTTCCGTACGAAAATTTAGAAGTTACAGACAAATATATTATTAGAAAGTTTTTTCATAATATGAACTCAGAAGAATTACTCTGGCATCGAGATAGAGAAAATCGTTTAATAGAACACATATCAGGAAAAAATTGGAGATTTCAATATGACAATGAATTACCTATACCAATCGAGCCAAATCATTTTATCGACATTCCATCAGGTTGTTGGCATCGTATACATTGTGGATCAGATGATCTAATAATTAAAATCAATTTCTTGGAATCATAAATATTATTTCTTATAATATTGTATGGTATACACAGATTTTAAAATTATTCAAGACTTCGTTGATAAGTCAAATCTAACTAATTTGAACACAGATAAAATGGATGTGTTGAAAATATACACTCAACACGAATCAGTTAGAAAAGCATTAATTTATACATATGATACCTTTAAGCAATATGGTATTACATCTTCTAATTGTAAAAAGAATCAAGACTTATTAGGACATCCTAATACATATGGCGACTTCTTTCTTTTGCTAGATGATTTAAACAACAGAGTAATTACAGGTCATAATGCAATTGCTAATGTTAACAGATACGTGTTAGAGAATCCATTGTATAAAGATCTTATATGGAACATTATTGATCGTAATCTGAAAACAAGATCAACAGCCTCAATGATTAATAAAGTTTGGCCCGGGTTAATTCCGACTTTCGATGTAGCACTCGCAAATCCATATGACGAAAAGACAGCAAAGAAGGTCAATTGGGCAGATGGATGGTATGTTAGTCGTAAATTAGATGGAGTTCGTTGTATATGTGTCATTGACGATATTGGCCAAGCTAAATTCTTTTCTAGAGCAGGTAATGAATTCACTACATTGGATAATTTGAAGCCAGTTGTTGAATCATTAGGATTACGAAATCATGTATTAGATGGAGAAATTTGTTTAGTTGATGAAAATGGAGATGAAAATTTTTCAAGAATTATCAAAGAAATTAAAAAGAAAAACCATACAATATCGACTCCAAAATATTTTGTATTTGACCTATTAACAGCTGAAGAATTTCAGTCCAAAACAAGTAAACGAATCTTAAGCGACAGGTTACAATTAGCAAATCAATTGATATCAACAAAAGAATTATTAGAAGTATTACCACAATACCGAGCTGATGATCAAATATTTGCAGATCAAATGAAACTGTCAAAGGATATGAATTGGGAAGGCTTAATGTTACGCAAAGATGCTGAATATAAAGGTAAGCGTAGTATGGATGTCCTTAAAGTTAAATCATTCACAGATGCAGAGTATATAGTAATTGATCTAGAAAATGCATTGAATAGAGTAATTATAGACGGTTTAGAGACTGAAGAGCTGATGTTGAAGAATATTGTAGTTGAACATAAAGGAAATCGTGTAAGTGTAGGATCAGGATTTAGTCACGAACAGCGACGACATTATTATAAGAATCCAGACCAACTATTAGGGAAACAAGTAACCATACAATATTTTGAAGAAAGTCAAAATCAGAAAGGAGAATACTCCCTAAGGTTTCCAGTAATCAAAACAGTGTACGAAACACCACGTGATATATGAGATGTCCTTATACAACAGCAAAACGAATGATCGCCTACATTCGCAATGTTTTGTCAGTACCATCTGACGATTACGGAGGACTTCCGCCATGCCCATTTGTAAAAGCAGAATTAGATAGTAGAAAACTAATGTTGGCAGAGTTAGATCCAGAACAAGAAAATTTACTTGCTATCATACAAGAATTTTCAAAATCTTCATATGAAAGTTTACTTGTAGCTCAGAAGATGTCAGTTGGAGAATCTTTATCAGCTAAAGAAACTGGGTACTATCAAAAACAAGTTAATCGCATCTTAAAGAAGATGGGTATGAAAGAATACAAATGCATTTGCTTCAACCCAAATGATCGAGTTGGTCGTGTAAGGCAACAGGCACCGTACTTTTTGATTAACATTGCACGTGCGGATGTTTTGAATGCAGCACACAAGAAAATAATGCAAACAGATTACTTTGCCTATATGTCAGAAGAGTACGTTAAATTTCTTCATGTAGACCCAAAAAAAGTTACTAGAAAGGTTGGATCTTAAATGTATATTTCTTATATTATAATATAGAAATTAAATTTAAGGTTATGAAAAAGAAATTTGGTATTGTTAACGACGGCATCGTAACAGATGCAACAACAGGAGAAGTAATTACATCACTCTTCCGAGACATCATGATTGAAAAGGCTGAAGCAAATGGTCAAGCTCTTGCATTTGATGAAGAAACGGGTAGAGCACGAAGAATTGAAACATCAGAGGTTGAAATAGATCCAGTTGCAGATGTTCCTAAACAAGAAGTAAATGTAGAAGCAGACCCAGTATTAGCTCTTATTAAGAATTCAGCTGATCTTCGTCCTGAGACACTCGAAATGACGGATCTTAAATGGAAGTATCTTGTAAGGTCAGCATTGCGAGGTAAGAATATTATGATGGTTGGTCCTGCAGGATGTGGTAAGACAGAAGCTGCAAAAGCATTGCCGGCTGCAACGGATCGGCCGTTCTTTTATTTTAACTTGGGAGCAACGCAAGATCCGAGAGCCACTCTTATTGGTAACACTCACTTCAAAGACGGCGAAACAGCATTTGATCAGTCAGCATTCGTAAAAGCAATTCAGACTGAGAACGCAGTAATTCTGCTTGATGAATTGTCTCGTGCGCATCCAGAAGCATGGAACATCCTGATGACAGTATTGGATGAAGGTCAAAGATATCTAAGATTAGATGAAGATATCAATGCTCCAACCATTCATGTAGCATCCGGCGTATCCTTTATTGCCACAGCAAATATTGGTACGGAGTATACTTCAACCAGAGTATTAGACCGTGCATTGATGGATCGATTTGAGATTATTGAAGTAGATATTTTGAGCAAGGAGCGTGAGTCGTCTTTGTTGGCAAAGCGTTTTCCAAAACTTGAAGCTGGATTGATTGAAGCAGTCGCAGACATTGCAGACTTGACTCGTAAAGAGTGGAGATCAGAAGAAGGCAAGCTCAATACTATGGTATCCACTCGTATGACAGTCAGAGTATGTGATTTGTTGGCAGATGGATTTACTTTGGCAGAAGCAGCAGATGTAGCCATTCTTCCATTCTTTGATCAGTCAGGAGGCACAGACTCCGAGCGTGTTTTTGTGAAGCAAATCATTCAAAAGCATATGGCAACCGCTGAAGAAGATATCTTCAATACAGGTACGGAAGAGACAATGGAGAATCCATTCTAAAAGTTTTCATAACCGAGAAGCAGTCATGTAAGTCGCAACGCATTGGCTGCTTCTTTTTATTTGTTTCGAAATGCAAAAGGAATATTGGACAGAAACACAATGGCAAATTTTAGATCTGAATATTTATAAGTGTTATGAAAGACAAATACAAGGATAAGACGGCATCGGGCCAGTCATTTGGTGAAGTCATGCACCACATTGGAAAACAAACAACGGAGCAAGTAAAGAAGTCTAAAAAGAATTATTCTAGAAAGCAAAAACGTAAAAATGGTGAGTGGGACGATTGGTGTCCTGATTATCCTTTATTCATTTGATCTTACCAATATTTTCATTATAATAAGTTAATAGTAAAAACAAAAAGGAGTTACGAATGAAAAAACAAATCAAGTTCGGTTCAGACGCACGAGAAAATCTCAAAGCAGGAGTTGATGCCCTAGCTGACGCAGTCAAAGTCACATTAGGACCAAAAGGACGAAACGTAGTAATATCAAAACAATTCAGTGTGCCACACGTTACAAAAGATGGTGTGTCGGTAGCTAAAGAAGTTGAATTAGAAGATGATTTGCAAAATATGGGAGCTCAGTTGCTCCGAGAAGCAGCATCCAAAACAGCAGATGCAGCAGGTGATGGTACCACAACAGCGACAGTGCTAGCACAAGCCATTGTAGAAGAAGGATTAAAGATTGTTGCTGCGGGTGGTGATCCTATCTCAATTAAACGAGGGATCGATCGTGCAGTAGCAGCAGTTATTTCAGCATTAAATGATATGGCTGAAGAAGTTTCTGACTCAGACGACAAAATCAAACAAGTAGCAACCATCTCTGCAAATAATGATGAGTCAATTGGTTCACTTATTGCAGACGCAGTAGCACGAGTAAAACGTGATGGTGTAATTACTGTTGAAGAAGCAAAAGGTGTTGAAACCTCAGTAGAGATTGTTGAAGGTATGCAGTTTGCAAGAGGATATCTTTCTCCATATTTTTCAACCAACAATCAAAAAATGACTGCAGAACTTGAATCACCTATCATTTTGCTAGTAGACAAAAAAGTTGGTACCATGCAAGAAATGGTTCCGGTGCTCGAACAAGTGTCTCAACAAGGACGAAGTTTGCTTATCGTTGCAGAAGATGTTGAAGCAGCAGTGCTTGGGACATTGGTAGTGAATAAAATAAATGGTGCTCTTCGAGTAGCAGCAGTTAAAGCTCCAGGATTTGGAGATTCACGAAAAGAACAATTGAAAGATATTGCAGCATTAACAGGCGGCATCATTATTTCAGATGAAACCGGCCATCGCTTTGACAACATTAACATTGCAGATTGTGGGTCAGCAGAAAAGGTTAGCATTACTAAAGATAAAACTACTATTATCAATGGAGCTGGTGAAGGCGATGCTATCGAAGAACGTGTTAGACAGATCAAGTTACAAATTGATGATTCTAAGTCTGACTACGATAAAGAGAAACTTCAAGAAAGATTAGCAAAACTTGCAGGCGGGGTAGCAGTACTATATGTTGGCGCTGCTACTGAGTCTGAAATGAAGGAGAAAAAGGATAGAGTAGATGATGCATTGTCAGCAACACGAGCTGCTATTGAAGAAGGTATTGTAGTAGGTGGCGGCGTAGCTTTGATTAAAGCAGGCAAAGTGCTAAATGATTTACAAATTGAACCAGAATACCAAATAGGTGTCGACATTGTTAAACGAGCGCTTAGTGCGCCTATCAAGCAAATTGCAGCCAACGCGGGAGTATCAGGCGATGTTATTGTTCGAGAGATTATGACAGCAGTTGAGGACAACATTGGATACAATGCAAGAACAGACAACATGGAAAATCTTGTTGAAGCTGGAATTATCGATCCCAAGAAAGTATCACGTGTAGCATTAGAAAATGCAGCATCAGCAGCAGGTATGATCATCCTCACAGAATGCACGATGGTAGACATTCCAGAAGAAAATGCAAGTGCTTCTCAAGGTATGCCGATGATGTAAGATAACCCCAAGTTAAGTTTAAGTTTAAAAGTGTCAGCAGAAATGTTGGCACTTTTTTACTATCTTTTTTTACATAATGGTTGGATTCGTACGGCTTTTTTCTTATATTATAATATAATTAAGAAGTAGATATGAAGAAAATCACAAATTACGGATCCAGCTTTTGGTTAGATGATGACTTTGACACAGACTTCACTTCATGGGATGACAGTGGTACAAGGAAAAGAAAGATTGTCGATCATACCAAGCTCGCATCCACTCAGAGAGCCATTAGCAACTTTGTTAATATTGTTACCGGCAAGCAGATTCCAGTACGCTTTCAAAGTACTGATTCAAGTTACACTGATGGAGAAACCGTTACCATCGGTACCAAGCTAGAAGGAAAGAATTTTGACCCTGCAGTAGGGTTGGCATTGCATGAAGGCTCACATATTGCTTTCACTGATTTCGATATTCTTAAAAATTGTAATCTAATTGGTAGTGCATTTCATTCAGCAGTTGCAATGCAAGGTTGTGATCCGGATATGAATATGACTTCAGAGCAGCTCATGATCATCAAAGACATTTTGAATTGGGTTGAAGATAGAAGAATTGATTATCGTGTATATACCACAGCTCCAGGATACCGAGTGTATTATGAAGCAATGTATGACAAATACTTCAACGATAAGGTCATTGACAAAGCATTAGAGTCAGGTGAGAAATGTGAAGAGACATGGGATGATTACCTATTCCATATCATCAACTTTACTAATCCAAATAGACAATTAGATGCATTGAAAGCTCTTCGATCAATTTGGAATGTAGTTGCTCTCAAGCATATCAATCGATTGAAAAACACTCAAGATGCCTTAGTTGTGTCGTGTGAGATTTACAAATTGATTAAAAAGGCAGTAGCAGAAGAAGAATCACAGAATCAAGGATCAGGTCAAAGCAATGAAGAATCACAAGAACAAAATGATTCTGAAGCATCTGGCTCAGGTCAAGGAGATGATATTCCAGAAGATGCTGAATTTGAAGTAGTAGAAGGTGATGGTGCAGGTGGTTCAAGACAATCATCATCTAATTTGAGTCCTGTGCATCAAAGGAAACTTGAGAAAGCAATACAAAAGCAACGAGAGTTTTTGAACGATGACGCAAAAAAGACAGGTCGTTTATCTAAGAAAGATGCTCGTGTAGTTGAGACATTGAAAAACTCAGGCACAGAGTCAAGAGAGGTAAATGCCGGAGGTAGTGAGTCTGCTCCAGTGCCAGTTCAAACCACAGTTATCAAAAAATTGAATCAGGCTGTGGTTATGACACTCGATGAAATGTTTGATATATATGCTGCAGAGCAGGTATTCACACAAGGCATAGATCCATTGAATACAGATAAATGGGGCTTCAGAAATTATCAAGATATGCACAAGGCAGTAACCGAAGGTATCGTCTTAGGTCGTCAATTGGGTCAAAAGCTTCAAATTAGAAATGAAGAAAGATCATTGAAGAGTACAAGATTACAAAGTGGTAAGATCGATAGAAGGTTAGTATCCAGTTTAGGTTTTGGTAATGATTCAGTATTCCATCGCATTGTAACGGATCGATTCAAGAACTTCTTCATCCATATTTCAATTGATGCATCGGGTTCAATGGGCGGCAAACGTTTTGAAAATGCAATTAAATCTGCGGTAGCAGTTGCACAAGCAGCTTCAATGACAACCGGGATTCGAGTGCAAATTTCATTGAGAGGTACGACGGGAATCTATAATAGTTCCAAATCAACCACGCTGTATGCATATGATTCAGCTCATGACAAAATGAGCAAGATCAAAACATTGTTCCCTTGGTTGAAAACCTTTGGAATGACACCAGAAGGTATTGCTTTCGAAAGCATTTACCGAGACATCAAAAAGGATGCAAAAGGAGATGAATGTATCTTTATTAATTACTCAGATGGTATGCCAGGCGGTGTTACTGGGGTTTCATATTATTGGGATGGAGTTGAGTATACACGCAGAGTTGTTAACAAGATGAAAGAGATTGGGATTCATATCATTGGGTATTTTATCGACGGCGATTCTCAAAGTTATTCAGCAGATTCATTCCGTAGAATGTATGGACAAGAAGCAGAGTTTATTGATCCAACATCACTCACTAAAGTATCAAGATCATTGAATCGCAAGTTTTTAGAGTTAGAAGAGGCAGCATAAGTTGCCTTTCCTTTTGGAAAAGTAAATATTAATTCATATAATAAGTTATGATGACGCATAGAATGCAAAAAAATGGACGAGTAATTACATTACCTATCTATGTAAGTGATCACATCACAGATGAAATGATTGAATGGTTTGTAGAGTCTGGCCAGGCACTTACAGTGAATGCTGGTCGTGTAAGTGAACAAGTCATTTTGCCATATTTAGAACGACATTTTGGAGTATCCGGCGAAACCGTTGATGCCGCTGGCTACGATCATTTGTTTGAAAATGGAATTCGCAATGAGCACAAGAAGCTTGTTATCAGAAAGACATCAGCCATTGCCAAGAACATTGGCGACAACAAGGAAGGCAAATGTGATACCATATCATTTCATCATCCGGCACAGAATGCAATGTATGTGATCGATGCAGATCGATTCTTTCGAGGAATCCAACTCAACTATGACAAACGAGCCAATAGTTGGGATGTAGGATTTTATACGGATATGGCATTAGAAGGTAAAGGTAAACGAGTAGGGTGTGTAACCTGGAAGAATACCAAGTTATTGTTAGACGAAGCAACAAGAGTAGAGTTATGAATGAGATTTGGATATTAGCAGGATTAGCGGTACACGCTATTATATTTGTGTTAGGTATTGCATATCTGGCCAGAGCAATTAAAAAAAATGATAATGATAAATGGTTTGACTTATGAAAAAGTTATTAGTAATAGCAGTAATATTAATTGGTTGTGAGAAACATGATGATTGCAAATTATACCGATGCGGAAGCAAAGAAGTTAATGTTGTCAATCATGCAGCATATTACCAATCAGATAACTGCGAATGTATTGAAAAATTTAAATAATATGAAAAAGGTAGTAATTAGTTTTATCGGGTTTGTTACATTTATAACAGCCTGTGTTTTGTTTTCTTCTTGTGAGAAAACTTGTATGCAATGGAGTTGTAATACTCATAAAGTAGATAAGAATGGTGAACAAATTTGGGTTCGAACATCAGCACCTAATGGCCACATCTACGGAGAAAAGAATTGCATTTGTATTGATGAAGTAAATAGATATACCGGTAAATAAAGATGAAAAAGTTATTAGTAATAGCAGCAATGTTTGTTGGAGCAACTGCATTCGCACAAGATGTTTATATTCCAAATGCCTTCACTCCCGATGGTGATATGAGGAATGATTATTGGAAACCAGTATTTGATGATACATTGAGGGTTTCAGATTACTTATTAGAAGTATATACACGCAGTGGTCAACTTATATTTGAAACAAGAGATTCCAATCAATATTGGGATGGTACGTGGTGGGGTTCTAATGTTAGTGAATCAACGTTCGTATATCGATTGGTAATGCGTGTTGAATCCAACGATATTAATAAAGTTGGATTTGTAGAAGTATTAAGATGACACAAGCCCAATGGACATGGTTAGCTACTCGTCAAAGAGAAATCACCAACGATGAAGGATATCAATTCAAGTTTATAAATGAATGGGATGATGATGGACTTCCGATAGTGATAATCGAAAAACGAGATCCGCGCGGTGTATTTCGTTATTCACATCCTTTTGGGTTTAATGACAACATAGCAGAATCAGTAAGAAACGATTTGCATGATCTTTGGGAAATAACACGGCAAATTGAGTTAAAATACAAAACTGTCATTGAACAAGATAAAATGGGAACGCTATAATGAAACGTTTCATTATCATATTCATTCTATTAGTATCCTCAGTAATGCTCAAAGCCCAATCACCTTATCTAAATCTAAATGAAACGGAAGTAAAAGATAAGTTCAAAGAAGAAGGATTCCGATTCGATAAAGAAACAATTGAGATATGTGTAAAGCCAGACAAAACTTGTAAGGTATTCATAGCTCAATCAGATACAGAGATTATCAAATGTAGATTTGAAGAATCAAAAGGAATATGTAACGCAGTAATAAGGTATAAGAAATGAAAACAATACACGAATTAGGAGCCAAATTAGGCTGGAAGATCCGAAGATGGAATTACAAGTTTGAATTATTAACAATGAATCTTGGATATACTGAAGAGTTAGGATTTAGGTTTTGCACCTTTCAATATCAGTTCCGAGACTATTCCTTAGTATCCTTTTTTATCTCACTGCCTAACCGTACTACAAGACAACGCATTGTTGTAGAAGAATGGGATGTGCTTTGGTTGAGAAACAGGTTGTGGAAACGGTATGACAGATTAACGGATAGCTTGATGTGGGGACAAAGAGAACCAAGCAGAACAGAAGCCGTTGAGCTTTGGATATTGGATCGGTTATTCAGATAAATACATATTTATATAATATAGCAAATGGCATATGAATATGGAAAGAAACATACTACAAGAGAACATGAGAAGATTCAAAACTCTCAATCTGACAGAAGCAGAGGCCAAGGCGGAATTAGTCGATGCTGATAGTAATCAATTATTAGTTAATATTAATAATATTAAAGGAGACATTGAAAGAAGTGACCGTAAAAATATGAGATTTAAACAAGGAGTTGAGTCATTTCAGATTGGATTATCTTTATTAGGTTATAAATTACCGGTATATGGTGTCGATGGGTTATTCGGACCCGAAACAGAAAGAGCGTTAAATAAATTTAAGGGAGATAACGATTTAGAGGAAAACGGTATTTTTGATACTAAAACTAAAGAGTTAATGTATAATAAATTAAAAACCGCTAATATAAAAGATGAAGATATAGAAAAATATACACATTCAAGTAAGGACTTTTCAACATTAGATGGTAAGATAACTCATACTTACTCAGGTAGGTCAGCTAAAGGTATACAAATATTAATTGATACTATGGTTGAGAACGGTGTTACAGACCCAGTTGCTCAAGTAGGTATGTTAGCAGTGATAGGTAAAGAAACTCACTTTATAAATAAAAAAGAAATAGCATATCAAAATACATCTAACAAAAGAATTAATAAAATATTTTCGAAAACTAGAAATATGTCTGACTCAGAATTAGATAATTTAAAGAGAGACTATGATAAGTTTTTCAATTTAGTATATAATGGTAGAATTGGTAATAATAATAAAGATGATGGTTCAAAGTACGTTGGTAGAGGTTACAATCAATTAACAGGTAAGGCTAATTATCAAAAATATGGAAATAAAATCGGTATTGATCTCGTTAATAATCCTGATCAGATGTTAGACGATAAAATAGCTGCGGAAGTTGCTGTAAAATTTTTAATTAGTAGAGGTGTACCTGAGTTTAGTAACCCTATAGAGTCTACATTATATTTTGCTGATGTTAATTCAGGAAGTCCTAAGAGACGAGCTAGAGAACACTCAATTGAAGAATTACAAAAATTTGATATAACTTAAAACAATATAGCAAAAAGGTATATGAATATGGAAAGAAACATATTACAAGAAAACATGAGAAGGTTTAAAACACTCAATCTGTTAGAACAAGAGGAACAACCACAACCAGCTCCGGCATCTAACGCTCCTGCATCTGGCGGGTTGGATATGCAAAAAGCCTTAGCTAAGGCAGGAAACATCAACGGATTAGGTTTTGGCAAATATCTTGGAAATATCAAAGGCATTGTAACTTCAATGCTTGACATAGGACAAAAACTACTTGACTCAGCTGGTGCAGTTGGGGATGCAGATGACAGCACCGCCGGGGGCGACGTATCAAGAGATAAAGAAAATCGAGAAATGGGATATGCAGCCCGAAAAGAAAAATACTGTGAACCTATTAGATCTGAAATGGATGCTTTAGCTCCATTGGCTACTGCTCTATTAGATCGCATGCGAAATGATGCACAGTCAGACTTAATAAAAAAGGGACTATTGAAACCAGGAGCTCAACTTGGTTGGGATGATTATGCAGCTTTAATGTCTGAGAATTATACTACAACTAAAATAGGACTTCTTTCATTAATAAAGCCAATACTAAGAACAGCTCTGTCAGCAGTTCGTACAGCAATGAAGTTTACCGGCAGCTTCTATGTAGATTCAGCCATCATACTCATGTTAACCGAACGCATCAAAAAGCATTGTGGTGACAGAGCAGGAGGCACAATTGCATCTCTTATGATGGAAACAATTACAGAAGTGATCCCAGTATCAAGTAGTGGTTTAACCTGTTAAGGATTTGAGTGAGGAGTAGCCCAAGGTTGCTCCTCTCTTACTGTGCGCTCAAACTAACTAGTAAAGTTGTAACGGCACGGCTTATGAAAGCGAAAAGAAAAACCAATGCGAAGAAACACGCAATAAAGAGACACGCATACAAACAAAGCAATGAGTCAACGTGTATTATATGTATATACGCATACGCTTTATACACAGAGAAGAGCAAGAAACCCAATTTATTAGTATGGTGTCCCCAGGCCCGGGTGTCCCTAGTATAATACACAGAGTGGGCAAAGAGGTTTGAATTTCAAAGTATAATTATTAAGCATAGTTCCCAGGCTGCATTGGCTGGCAGTGGGTAGTATTGGATGACAGTAATGTAAACCCCTTCCTTCCGTGTCTCGCCTAGTTTCCTAGAGCATAATGCTCTTTATTCGGATTACCTGGTGCTTAGGTACCCTAAAACAATGATAATGCAGTATACGCAGTCTATTTGTGTCGTATTATTCGTGTATTATTTGTGTATAAATGGCGTATATTTCGTCCATTATTCGCTCGCTGCGCTCGCTACCCAGCACGTTGCGTTTATTTTTCGTGTATATTTCGTCCATTACTAGTGTGTATGCGTGTCTATATATAGTGTATATTTGGCGTATATTTGACGTGCACGTGTATCGAACAATGTCTAGTATATATAAGTATTTGGTTTGGGCTTGACGTATAGTACGAGTAAACGTTTCTTGGTATTTTTAATAGGCATTGTCCGGCGATTTGCGGTTGGATCGTAATGGGGAATTTCTTATAATATAATTGAGGGAGTAAAAAGTAAAATCCTAGACGTAGGTCTGGCCGCAACTGGTTAAATGGCACCGACGGGTGTTCATCATAAGGGTAGCCCTCTATTATGCACCCGTAGCTCAGCTGGATAGAGCAACGCACTTCTAATGCGTAGGTCACAGGTTCGAATCCTATCGGGTGTACCAAAGTACTTATCACGCTTTAACGGATTGGGGTGTTCCCGGCCGAGCGTACCAGGGTAAGTCTTTTGCGAGGGTAGGTAGTTGCAAATATCTACTCTCATTTTTTTAGAGAGAGGGTCGCCGGTGGAGGGTTATAGATGCTCCCGGGTAGGTGCGAAGCCTATGCAAATTGTGGCGGCCCTTTTTTCTTTCGATCGAAAAGGATTAGCTAAAAAGCATACTAAAAACTTAATTGCCTTGATACTCAGGCGGTTACTACTATCCGACAAAAAAAGTTAACTTTTCGGTTGACACGCGCACTTTTTTTCGGTATATTTATGTAAATTAAAAGATTAAGAGATATGAAGGTATTAGATGTAAAGTATGGTATTGAAATAACCCGTCCATGGAATGCGGCAATGTATGACCACAATGAAGAGGTTGCAACTCAGATGAAGAGGAACCTGGAAGAGGCTTTGAATAAGGCAGAAGCCGAAGATGATAGAGATGCATTGTGCGAATTGGCTAAGATTGTTAATGGATATGGGTATAGTGAAGACTTTACGATTGGCGAGATATGGGAAGAGACTATATATAGTCTGGACCACAGAATAGAGAATTGGTGGTTGAACCAGCAGTATCCGTACGCCGTAAAGAAAGGCTTTGTGCCAGCAGTAGCAAAAGAAATGGTTGGGTATTCCAAATAAATTGTGAATAACTTTTCTCAAAAAATGCTTGACACGCATCAATATTTTCGGTATATTTATGTATATTAAAAGATTAAGAGATATGAAGAGGTATACATTAAGAGTTAATTGTGGTAATGGTCAGATTGAAAACATATGGTCTGGTAATGAGATGAGTGAAGCAATACATTTTGAAGCTATTGCTATTAAGCATTGGGGCCGAGATAATGTTTGGATAGCTGATGCAGTAACGGAAATTTTAGTAGGATAAAAAATTAAAAGATATGAAGGTATTTAAAGATTTAGTATTTAATTCAAAAAAGTTTAGTGGCGGTATTGGTGCCACAATGAGATTCGATAACGGATTTGAAATTAGTGTTCAAGCAGGTTCATTTAATTACTCAACACCAAAAGAGGATTTGAAAAGTCCTGATGATTTTGTCTCATTTGAGATAGCAGTATTTGGTCCTCCTGGTTTTGTAACAAAGCAATTTGTACCTGATGCTCATGATGATGTTTTGGGATGGCAAGATAGAGGTCAAATTAATGCTCTAATGTTATTAATTCAATCAAAAAAATAAGAGATATGTTAGACACTTTAAAATGGGAGTTGGATCAGGCACTCCTAGTATGCGCAGACGGTAAAGATATTCCACTCACACAACGTTGGGAGTTGTCGTTGCAAGACA